CGCCGCTCGCGGCGGAGTTCGTGATGGCGTTCATGGAAAGCATGCCGGAGGGGCTGCGATGAGGCAGAGCCGCACCATGTCGATGGTCGAGGCTGCGACGAACGTGGTTGTCGGCTATGGTCTGGCCATCGCCACGCAGATCGTCGTGTTCCCGTGGTTCGGGATCGAGACAGGGCTGGCCGAGCACATGACCATCGGCCTCGCCTTCATCGGCGTGTCTTTGGCGCGCGGGTATCTGTTGCGGCGGTTGTTCGAGGCGATCCGGACTCGGAGTGCGGAATGAGAAACCGCCGCCCGATCTCTGGGGCGGCGGCTGGGCGGAGCAAAGGACGTCAGTCGCGGATGGCGTAGATCCTTCCCCTCCCTTCGACCTTCTCGGAGGTAATGGTCAGGCCAAGCTTCTTCTTCAGCGCCCCGGCAAGGGCGCCCCTCACAGTGTGCGGCCTCCATGCCAAGGCCGTGGCGATCTCCTCGATGGTGGCGCCGCCCTCGGCGCGGAGCATGGCGATCAGCGTGGCCTGCTTGGTGCCCTCGCGCCGCGTGCGCGCCTTGGGCGCGGCTTCGGTTTCGGTGGGGGTGTCCGTCCGGGGCGCGTCGCTTGGCGCCTCGTCGGCGCCCGTGGGTGCGGTGTTCGCGTCTTCGGGCTCGATGCCGATGGCGGCAAGACCAGTGTCGGTCGCGATCAGCGTGGTGCCGTGACCGTCGCCGGTCTCGCGCCAGACGGGCTCGCTCTTGCGCATGTCCGCTTCGACCTCTTCGAGGAAGCCCTTGGCGAGCATCGCGCCGACCACCTTGGCGGCGGCGCCACCCCGCAGGCTCTCGGGCAGCGGCAGGGCGATGTGCTCGGGCCGCTGGGCGGCGGCGCTCAGGATGATGGCTTGGGTATCGGAAAGCTTGGTCATGGGGTCGTCTCCGTGTTCGAGGCCCGCGTCATGCGGCGCCTTCTACGACCCCGAGCCGCGCAGGGCGCGCGGCGGGAGTTCCGGGAGTGCCGGAGATCAGCGGGCGTGCTCGCCCTCGCCGAAGGCGCTGTCGGTGATGCGCTTCAGCAGGCTGGCGTAGTGTTCGAGCGTGCCGACCATCGCCCAGCCGACTTCGTCGGGGTGGGCGTTGAAGTGGTCGTCGCTGAGCGCCTGCAGACGGGCGAGCCGTTCGTCGATTTCGGCCTTCTTCCCGATGAAGGCATTCAGCGCGGCTTCTTTGTTCTTCCGCGCTTTCTCGGCGCGGAGTTGATGGCGGGGTGTGGTGATCGGGTTCAGGCTGGTCATGGCGTGGCTCCGTTGGGTGTGTTGCATCGTTCTTGTGCAATCAGAATCGCTCTTGCGCGTCTGAAAGTGTAGGCAAATCAGAGCCATAAGATTGCGTTCTGATCATCCGACCCGATCATCATCGATCAAAGCAGACTGCTCGGCCGCGTGTCGCTGGGCAGCGTCGGGCGGGTCGCGATGCACATTGACCATGGCCACGAACAGAGCGCGGCTGATGGCCGCCACATCGTCGGCCCCGGCGCTGGTGAGGTCGGCATCATGGACAGCGATGGCCTCGCCCAGATCGGTCAGGGCGTAGAGGGTCGCAAACTCCGCCTCGGGCGGGTCGCATGTGATGGTGTCGCGGTCATGCTCGGACACGGCCACGCTGCGGCAGAAGCGCAGGTCGAACCCGATGGCGCAGTTGCGCCGGACAAGATCGTCGAGGGTCTCGCCCTCGGGCAGGCAGTTGAGGGACAGGTCCGTCATGGGCGGCTCCTCAGATCAGTTGCAGGCTGGCCAGAAAGGCGCTGGCGGCGGCAAGCTCGGTGGTGGGCAGTTCGATCTTGATGTGCGAGATCACGTCCGACGCCTCGGCTTTGATGCCTTCGTCGCGCAGCGCGGCCTCGATCATCCGGGCGGCCGCGTCGCGATCCTTGAGATTGAGCGGATCGGGCAGCGCGGCGTAATCGATTCGGATGGTGGTGATGGCGGTCATGGTCAGGCTCCTTCAGGATTGGGTGGAGGCATCGGCCCGGGCGCGGCATCCGGCCTCGAAGGCGGCTTCGAGCGCGGAGCGGATCGCCCAGACGCCGTGTTCGTGAAAATCGAGTCTGTCGGAATTGCGGGTTTCCAGCGTTTCGAGAAACAGGTGACGGTCCGCGATCTCGAGAAGCAGCGCGTCGCGATCATGCTCCGGCGCGGGTTTTTCATGGGTGGTCATGGGGTTGTCTCCTATCCTGATGCGTTTCCCTGATCCGAGACTCGCTCCGGTGCGGGGTGTAATCAACTGAAATCGCAGCAATTCCATTGCTTAATCGCGCGCGGGGTGAGTCATGCAGGGCCTGAGCGAACGCCAGTATGCCGCCCGCGTGGGCCTGTCGCGCGGCGCGATCCAGAAGGCCAAGGAAGCTGGCCGGCTGGTGCTCTTTGCTGATGGCAGTATCGACGCCGATGCGTCTGATCAGCGCCGCGCGGCCATGACCGACCCGTCGAAATCACGCGCAGCACCAAAATCATCTGCTGCGCCAAAGGGGAAACTGAAACCCGTGCCCGAGGCGGCAGTCGCCTCGGTGGGCGAGACCCTGCGCGAGGAGGGGCTGGCCGCCCCTGTCACCAGCGGTGGCACGACCTTCCTGCAGGCCAAGACCGCGAATGAGGTGCTGAAAGCGCAGGAACGCCGCATCCGCCTGCAAAAGCTGAAGGGTGAGTTGGTCGACCGGGCACGGGCGGAAACCCTGATGTTCCGGCTGGCGCGCGAGGAACGCGATGCCTGGGTGACCTGGCCCGCGCGTGTGGCGGCGCTGATGGCCTCGGAACTGGCCGCTGCTCTGGGTGAGGAGATCACAGTGGAGGCGGCGGTGATGCAGAAAGTCCTTGAAGCCCATGTCCGCGCCCAACTCGACAGCCTCGCTGACATTCGCAGCGGCCTTGGATGAGGGTGTCGCGGGGTTTGACGGGGCAGACGACCTGCTGCGCGCCTGGTCGCGGGGCCTGCGGCCCGACCCGGACCTGACCGTGTCAGAGTGGGCCGACAGGCACCGCTGGCTGTCATCGCGCGCGAGCGCCGAGCCCGGGCGCTACAAGACCGCGCGCACGCCCTATATGCGCGAGATCATGGATGCGCTCTCGCCGGTCAGCCCGGTGCAACGGGTGGTGTTCATGAAGGCCGCGCAGGTGGGTGCGACAGAAGCGGGCAACTGCTTCATCGGCTTCGTGATGCATCACGCGCCGGGGCCGATGCTGGCGGTGCAGCCGACGGTGGAGCTTGCCAAGCGCAACTCGCGCCAGCGGATCGACCCGCTGATCGAGGAAAGCCCGGAGCTGCGCGACCGGGTCAAACCCGCGCGCTCGCGCGACGCGGGCAACACGATGCTGTCGAAGGAATTCGCGGGCGGCATCCTGATCATGACCGGGGCCAATTCGGCCGTGGGCCTGCGCTCGACGCCGGCGCGGTACCTGTTTCTCGACGAGGTTGATGCCTATCCGGCCTCGGCGGACGAGGAAGGCGATCCGGTGACGCTGGCGGAAGCGCGGTCGCTGACCTTCGCGCATCGCCGCAAGGCGCTATTGATCTCCACCCCCACCATCCGGGGTCTGTCGCGCATCGAGCGGGAATTCGAGGCGAGCGACCAGCGGCGCTATGTCGTGCCGTGTCCGCATTGCGGTGCGATGCAATGGCTGCGCTTCGAGCGGCTTCGCTGGGACAAGGGTCAGCCGGACACGGCCGCCTATCACTGCGAGGGTTGCGACGCGCCCATTGCCGAGCACCACAAGACGGCGATGCTGGCGGCGGGCGAGTGGCGCGCGACCGCGCAGTCGCAAGACCCGCACACGGTGGGCTACCACCTCTCGGCACTCTATTCGCCGATCGGCTGGCTCTCATGGGCGCGGATCGCGCGCGCCTGGGAGGCGGCACAGGGGTCGGACGAAGCAATGCGGGCGTTTCGCAACACCATCCTCGGCGAGACCTGGTTCGAGACCGGCGAGGCCCCGGATTGGCAGCGGCTGGCGGAGCGGCGGGAGACATGGAAAGCGGGCACCGTGCCTGCGGGTGGCCTGTTCCTGACCGCGGGCGCCGATGTGCAGAAGGACCGCATCGAGATCGACGTCTGGGCCTGGGGCCGCGGGCTGGAAAGCTGGCTGGTGGACCACGTCGTCATCGAGGGCGGTCCCGGCGATCCGACCTGCTGGCAGAAACTGACCGAGCTGCTGGGGCGTACATGGGCGCATGCCTCTGGCCAGCATCTGATGATCGCCAAGCTTGCGATCGACACGGGTTATGAGACCAGCGCCGTCTATGGCTGGGCGCGGCAGGTGGGGTTCGCGCAGGTGGCGCCGGTCAAGGGGCTCGAGGGCTTCAACCGCGCCAGCCCGGTGACGGGTCCGACCTATGTCGACGCCACCGTGGCCGGCCGCCGGCTTCGCCGAGGGGCGCGGCTCTGGTCCGTGGCGACCTCGACCTTCAAGGCCGAGACCTATCGCTTTTTGCGCCAGGAGCGACCGACACAAGAGGAAATCACCGCCGGCGCCGTGTTCCCGGCGGGAACCGTGCATCTGCCGACATGGGCCGACGGTGAATGGCTCAAGCAGCTCACCGCCGAGCAGCTGGTCACGGTGCGCACCAGGCGCGGCTTCACCAAGCTCGAATGGCAGAAGCTGCGCGAGCGCAACGAGGCGCTGGACTGCCGGGTCTATGCCCGCGCTGCCGCCTGGATTGCCGGGGCTGACCGCTGGTCGGAGGCGCGCTGGCAGGATCTGGAGCGACAACTGGCAGTGGAGACGGCCGCGGCGGACGGCGAGGCACCAGCGAGG